GAGCGACCTCACCGCCGGGCAGATCGCGCTCGACGAGGAGCTCGGGCTGGTGCGCGACGAGAACGGCGCGCTCACCGAGGAGAGCACCGCCAAGCTGCGCGAGTACAACGACTCCATCTCACGCACGGCGGCCTACACGTGGGACGCGTCGCGCGCGATCTACGACTACACGTTCAACCTCTCCGCGATGGCCTCCATGCAGGACGAGGCCACGAGGGCGGAGATAGCCGCGGAGCGTGCGAAGTTCCGCCTCGCCGACGCCCAGGCGGCCTACAACGAGGCGGTGGCGAAGTACGGCCCGAACTCGAGAGAGGCGCAGGAGGCCGCGCTCGACCTCACGGAAGCCGAGCTCAACCTCGCCGACGCGGAGGCTCTCGCCGACGAGAAGGCCGCCGCACTGAACGCGCGGCTGGCAGAGCTCCCGCCGCCGCGCGACGGAGACATGCAGGATTGGATCGAGTACTACCACCTCATCGGAGAAGCCGCAAACGAGGCGGCCGCGCGGGCGAACGCCGCGAACGACGCGCTCCGCAACGGCCGTGCGAAGTCCGGCACCGGCGGCTACAACATCCCCATCATGGGAACCGGCGGCTACGTCGATACAGAGATGCTCGCCGTCGTCGGCGACGAGCCCGAGTACATCATCAACCCGCGCGCTGCCAACGCGACGACGCTGCTGCGGGCCCTCATCGCCGATATGGGCGCGGGTGCGGTGCGCGCACCGTCGAGCGCCTACGGGACGGCTGGCGGCGCGGCCGGCGACGTCTACAACATCACCATCGACGCGTCGAGGATGCCGAGCGCCGACTTCGAGGGGCTTCTTGAGAGCATCGAGCAGGCCAAGCGGATGAAGGGCTGAGGCAATGGCGATCGCCTGGGGACCGTGGGCACCGAACAGCACGACCACGAAGAGGATGCGGCTCGGCCTCGAGCTCTCGTACTCGGGCGATCCGGCGACCGGCTCGGTCACCGTCACGAAGAAGCTCTGGGCCGAGTGCTACTACCGCATAGACGACGTCTCGAACGCCACGAACATCGCCGGTACCGGCGGCACCTACTCGGGGGCCGAGTCCTACGAGTTCACGGCGAACTACCAGCAGCTGCTCATCTGGACGGGCACGTCCACCGAGACCGTCGTCTACGGCTCGACGACCACGAAGAGCGCGTCGGCTTCCGCCTCGGGCATCGACTACATCGGGTCGTCCGTGACGGTGAGCGTCTCGGCCTCGATCGTCCTGCCCGCCCGCCCGTACACGGCGCCGACGGCCCCGACCATCGGGACGAACACGCGCAACTCCGACACCTCGAACACGGTGGGATGGACGAACAACTCCACCACGGCCGCCCCCTACACGAACCTCTACGTCGAGCGGCAGGCGGACGGCGGGGCATGGGTGCAGGTCGCCTCGCTCGCGGGATCCGCGACCTCGTACACCGACACCACCACGGCCGCGAACCACGGCTACGCCTACCGCGTGCGGGTCAGCAACTCGGCCGGGTCGGCCACCTCTGCCGCGAGCTCCACGACGTACAACACCCCCGCCGCCCCGAGCGGGTGCGCCGCCGTGAAGACCGGCGCGTCGGCCGTCGACGTGTCGTGGACGGACGAGAGCGCCACCGAGACGGCCTTCGAGATCGACCGCACGGCCGACGCCGGGGAGACCTGGACGAACGCTGGGAGCGTCGGCGAGGGCGTCACCGCCTTCTCGGACGCCTCGGCTCCTGGCGGCACGGTCGCCTACCGCGTCCGGGCCACCAGGAGCGCGCTCGCCTCGGCGTACTCCGCGACGAGCAACAGCGTCGCCACCATCACCCCGCCCGCGGCCCCGACGCTCGCGGTCTGGCCCGCCTACTCCCCGACCGGCACCGCGCTCAGGGTCTCCTGGCAGCACAACCCGCTCGATGGCTCGGCGCAGTCGGCGGCGGACGTCGTCTACACCATCGACGGCGTCGAGACGACCGACACGACGACGATCGAGGACGCCACCGCGTACTACGACATCCCGATCACGGGCGTGCTGGCGACGAAGGTCGTCACCGTCAAGGTGCGCACCTACGGCCTCGATCCGACCGCGGGCCCGTACAGCGCCACGCAGTCCACCACGCTCGCCGACACACCCCAGGCGGCCATCACGACACCGGCAACCGACGCGACGGTAGTGACTGCCACCCCGCTCGGCGTGGAGTGGAGCTACACCGACGAGTTCGCGCAGGCCGGATGGACGCTGCGGCTGTACGAGGGCGAGGTGCTCAAGGGCACCTGGGCCGGCACCACCGAGACGTCGCAGTCCGTCGCCGCGTCGTTCCTCTCCGACGCCGGGTCCTTCTCGCTCGTGCTCGAGGCGAGGAGCGGCTCGGGCTTCACTGTGACCGCCGAACGCGACTTCACCACCGACTACGACCCCCCGACCGTGCCGGAGGTCTACGCGTCGTTCGACGAGGACACGCTCGCGGTGACGGTCTCGGTCGTCGCCGGGGCGACAGGCGCGCTCCCGCCGACCGACCACCTCGAGATATGGCGCGTCGAGACGTCAGACGGCGCCTCCGAGACGAGCATCGTCGTCGATGACGCCGAGTCGGGCAGCCTCGTCACCGACCGCACGCCGCGCCTCGGGCAGGGCGTGACCTACCGGGGCGTCGCGTTCGCCTCGAACGGGGCGTACTCGACGGCAGACATCGTCATCGACACATCATCGTCGGGCCGCTTCGCCGTCAACTTCGGGGACGGCGACGGCGAGCTCGTCGTCCTCGCCGAGAACCCGGCGCGCCTGCGCCCGGCCACCGACGACTCCGAGACGCTCGTGTTCGCCGGGCGCAGCCGTCCGGTCGTCTACACGGGCGAGCACACGCTCCAGACGATCGAGTTCTCCGCCGACACGCGCGACGCCGCCACGCTCACGGCCCTCGCCTCCCTCGCGCAGTGGCGCAAGGCGGCGGTGTGGCGCGCCTGCGACGGCGAGCGCCAGCGCGTGAAGGTGACGCGCATCGCCGCGACCGACGACCACTCGGCGGTCACACGGGTCGCGCTGTCCATGACGGTGGTCGAGTAGCATGGCGATCGACTGGCACGCCGCCAGGACGGGCGCGTTCCGGTTCGTGCGCGTCGGCTTCTCGACGCGCGACGAGCTCGAGGAGATCGCGACCATCCGCCCGGGCGGCAGCCTGACGCGCAACGTCAACACCTCGCTCAAGGAGGCCGGGCAGCTCACCGCGGCCGGACCGCTCTCGATCGGGGACGACCTACTGCGCGTCTACTACGACGTGACCGACGAGGATGGCGCTTCGGAGAGCATCGCGATCGCGACGATGCATGCGGCGACCGAGCGATCGGACTTCTCCGCCGCGTCCGAGGCCTGTTCGCTCCGGCTCTACTCGGCGCTTCTCGCGCTCGAGCAGGACCGGCTCGACGCGTCCCTCACTGTGGCATCGGGCACCGTCGCCGTCTCGAAGGCGGCCGAGATCGCGGTCGACCTCGGCCTGCCGGTCGTCGCATCGGCGTCGTCGAAGACGCTCACCGCCGACATGTCGTGGGATGCCGGGACGACCCGCCTCGAGGTGGTGAACGACCTCCTCGAGTTCGCGGGGTTCTGGTCGGCGGGCGTCGACGGCTGGGGGCGCGTGGTGATGGCCCCCTACGAGAGCCCCGCGGCCCGCTCGGTCGCCTGGACGTTCCAGAGCGGCGAGGGCTGCACGTTCCTGCCGTCGGTGTCGAGGGCGACGGACGCCTTCGACGTCCCGAACAAGTGCGTGCTCGTCGCCTCGATGCTCGACTCCACGCTCGTCGGGTCCTACACCAACGACGACCCGCTCTCGCCGTTCTCGACGGTCTCGCGAGGGAGGACGATCGCGATCACCGACACGGTCAGCGACGCCGAGACGACCGAGGACCTCGTCGCCAGGGCGCAGATGCGGCTCGCGGCGGCCACCTCGTCGAGCGAGACCGTCGTGCTCTCGCACGCCTATGCGCCGGTCACGATCGGCGACGCGGTCAGGCTGCGCTGGAGCGGACGCGGCATCGACCACGACGCGGCGGTGCAGTCGCAGGAGCTCACGCTCGTGCCGTCGCTCATGACCAGGACCACCGCGAAGCGCATCTGGAGGTAGGCGTGGGCGACCTCGTGAACAGGCTGATAGCG